AAAAGCCATAATTAATATAGTAGGTACACTAAATACACCTACCCAGAAACGCAACTTATCTATTAACAGCCTTCTAGCTGCAGCTCGTTCTTTTTTCTTTGCTTCTATCTCTTGTTTAGACATTGCCATCTATCTTTTCTCCATAAAGGCTTGTAACTCCGTTTATAATTTGCATAAGGTGTACAGAAAAGTAACCTTTCTCAAAAAAGTCTACTATTGCAAAACCATGACACCAATTATGCTCTCTACCACCTAACCACTCATTACTAGCATCAGACATATCTTTTAAACAACCTATACTCCAAGCTGACTTCTGTCCGTCTATATGTGTAGCACTCATTTGTTGGATGTCGTGCCAATGACCATACATAACATTAGCACCTAACTTTCTAAGATGGTTAGCAGTATGATACTGACCTCCATACAAATGTCCATGATAAAAATTTAATTTACCTATCTTTAAAAACTTGCCACACTTGTGGTATTTGTAACCACGCTCTTTTAACTTTAAGCAATTCTGTGGCTTGTACTGAGGCAAGTAAGGATGTTCTTCTACAAACTGATCTAACCATAGTTCGTGATTACCTTCAATAAAGTGTTTAGTTTCGCATCCTGCCTTATCTAACGCCTCATCTATTTGATCCATACCTTCATTGACATCCTTAACATCTTGATCTAATGTTGGTATTATAACCTCTAATGGTGGTCTTTTCTTTCTTTTCCACTTCCAATGTGAAAAATTTCCCCATTCACCAGTATCGCCTAAGTCTACATAAATATCAGGCTTAACAATTTCAATAGTCTGTATAACGCAATTTATCGCAGGTTGTGAATGTAAAGGAAAGTGCTTATCTGGTGTTACGATTGCTCTCTTTAAAACTTTCCCCATCTTACCTCTATTCTATCTCTTTATTAATTTTAATAAGCATATAAACTAATGTTGCCAATGCCGCCAAAGCACTCATTATCGGCGGCACATATTCTGTCCAATGCAACGCGCTTCCTGCTATTCCTACACCTGCTGTTCGTAAAGTATCTAACATTTTTTCATCTTATTACTAAGTTTAATAGCTCTATTAGGTGTCTGCTTTGCCCATAAACTATCAAGCATTTCTGCAGATGCCTTGTCATAATCTTTTCTTTCTAATGCTTTTAACATCTTCTTAAACTTACTTACACCAGTAAGTCCAAGTTGATACACCATTTCAAATACTACCTCACATTTATCTTGTGGCAACTCTCTTAAAAATGGAAACTTTTTATTCGTAGCATCTATAAGTTTATCTAGCTTTTTATCTAGTATTAAGTCGCAAACTTCTTCATCCAATTCTAAGTCTTTAATTGCAAAGCCATAACCTATAGTATCGTAACCTTCTGTGCATTTATATACTTTAGCTCTATAGCCTTCACCTTCTTTAATTGATTCTACTAAGCTCATTCTGTTTCCTCAACTGTCCACTCTGATGTCGCCAAAGTGGTTAATATTTGTGTGTGATTGTATGTTGTCATACCACTAAAACAAGATGGTGTGTCGCCATCCCACTTCAATATTGCTTTAGTTCCATCTACTGACTTTCTCAATGTAGATGAACTTGTTTGTATTGCATTAGATACTAATTCTTCTAACTGCTCATCTGTGTAGTCAGCCAAAGTTATTATTACCCATTTTCTATTACTAAACATTTATTCTCCTTACGGTGTATCTGTTTCTATTTGACTTGATGTCATACTTGTCATTATACCTGCGTTACCATTGACCTTTTGTAAGCTTGGATTAGATATAGTAACAGTTTCGCCTGAATTTAATCCATTTAATCTCAAAGTATTTGAAGTTGCGTGTGATGCCCTAAAATATATTACAGCATCACCATTAGATAATACTTCACTTGTTACAGAAGCACCCGTTACGTTCAATCTCATATTTCCACCATCCGTTAAAGATGATATAGTGCAAGAGAATTTATATACCTGATCAACAACCAAATTTTCTGTTAAAGAACTATTTGCACCTGTTTGTTTAAATATTAATTTAGCACCGTATGTGTGGTTACCATAAGCGATTGTAACACTATCAGATGTTACTGATAAACTATTAGTACCATAAGGTGTCCATCCACCACTTGTTCCATCTTCTTCTCTAAAAAACTTTGTACTATCAATTATGTTGCTTTGTAAAGATGTGTCTGTTTGATCACCAATTAAAGTAAAGTCATCTATAGTTCCATCACCCATTCTCCACCAAGCTTGTAAATTAGATGCTGATGTGTATCCACCACCATTCTGACTTAAATCAAAATTAGCTTGACTACCGTGATATATTTGTGCAACTTGAGATGCTGACAATTCAACATTCCACAAAGCTAATTCATCTATATTGCCATCAAAAAAGGTATCTCCACTTGTCTTTTGTCCTATTCTTTCAGGTGTAAAAGTACCACTTCTACTGCCTGTTGTTGATAATGCAACACCATTCTTGTAAAATGTTATTACATTACTACTATTTCTAACAGCTGAAAAATGAAACCAACTTCCTGTAGAAAAAGCACCTGAATTTGTAACTATAATAGAATTATTACCTATTTTAAACTTAATATCATCAGTATCTTCAAATCTTAACCAATTAGAATTGGTTGAATTTCCTATTAAAGTTTCTTGATTTAAATTATTAAATTTTATCCAAGCTGAAATACTAAAAGCACCTGTAAATTCTATATCTCCAAATTGTATAAAATCATCACTTCCATCAAACAGTACAGACTTTGTATTTGTTACTGTATATATCTGTACAGGTGTGTCTGTTTCTATATCGGCTGTCGCATCAAAGTTAATCATATCGCCTGAATTACGATTAGGTGCGTGATCTACTATGTCAAATGCACTCATATTCTCCATTACACCTGCATTTCCTTGTAATTTTTTGACTGATAAATTTTTAATATATCCTTTTTCAGTATTACCAAGACTAATGAATCTTATATAATGATTTGTGTCTGTAGAAGTAGATTTTGTTTTTATATATAAAGTATAAGAAGTATATGTAGTTTCTAAATTAATGGTATGGCTATTATTTGCAATAACTTGTAAAGCTACATCTCCATTTTCTTCTTTGGCATCAAATGTTACTTTATAAAAACTATTTGCATCTAAATCTGATGAAAGACCTCCGTTTGAGGATTTATCTGACAAATAAAATATTGCTATTGAATCTCCACCATTTCCTGTTGCTATCCATTCTCCTGAACTATATTCAAAAGATACTTCCGTTCCTCCACCTGTAGAAGTAAATAAATTTACACCTTTATCTGTTCCATTGAATAATTCGCTACCTAATGTCGCATTAGTTTGATCTGCTATAACCAAATCGCCTGTTGTACTATCTAAATCTAAAGTTCCATTACCCATTCTATAATAGGCTTGTAAGTTAGCTGTCTTGTCTACACCACTACCTGCTGTATAACTTGCAGATAATAATAAATTGTTTGGCTCACCTGAATTGTAAATAGATGCTACTGTGTTGGCATCTAACTCTGTATTCCATACAGCGACATCGCATATTTTCCCATTACCATAATTAGTATCTAATCTACCTATACGCACATTACCTGCTAAATTTTCCATAGCTACATAAGTACCACCATCTACTCTTGTGTCTGTTGCATTTGAACCATTTATATATAATTCTAATCCACTATTTGCACTTGTTCCACCTGTACCATCATAAGTTCCAACAACGTGAATCCATTGTCCTTCATAAGATGTTAAAGCTGATGACAAAACACTTTCGTGTGTACTTGCTACACTTTCGTCATATAAAGCAAAAACTAATTTGTCAGATGAGTTTGTTCTAAAATTCCATTCTCCATCTGTATTAAATACACCTTTGTTTAATATTTGAAAATCTGTAGCATCATCCATATATATCCAAGCCGAAATACTAAATGCTGAATCAGAACTACCATCTCCAAAACTTAAATTATTTGAATCGCTTACTTCTATATAATCATTACTACCATCAAAGTCTATACTCTTGCCACTAAAGAATGTCTTTCTCATATCAGGTATTACAAGGTTGTTAGCATTAGTATCTACTACTCTTGTAGATGCTTCATCGCCCATTCTTAACCACATTTTAAGATTAGTA